GGCATATTCAACCTCAAATACATGGTCGCCATACTTTGCTTTGTAGGCATCGACATACTCTTTAACGGTGTATGATTTACCGGAACCCAAAGGTTCATAGTCAGTCATAGCAGCAGGACACTTGACAGCTCTCACTAGAGCATCCACAATATCGTCAACGTGGATAAAATCGCGCACACATGTTCCGTCTTGCGTTTCGTAGTCATCACCAAAGATCTTGAACTTCTTTGTTTCTCTGGCACGTTCTAATGACGCAGGCAATCCTTCTGGGTTTGTTGGAGTGCCGCCGCCGACATTATAGAACCGGAATATGGTATACTCGTCGCAAGTATCCTTGATCATTTGCTCTGCCATTAGTTTAGAGTGGCCATACGGAGAGTCTGGGGAAAACGCTGCGCCCGTGGACGCAAACACCATCTTAGCATTAGGAAACGCACGGATGACATTCAAAGTGCCAGTCACATTTGTATCATAATAATCTAATGGTCGCTTTACGCTTTCCCCCACCCTGACCAAAGCCGCCAAATGGACAACGCAAGTCACGTTCTCCATAGGTCTTTCCATCGGTTCACGAATGTCCCATGTGTCGATGTCCATCCCCAGCGCGGTTATCTTCTTTTTCAAAGCAGAGCCAATATACCCTGCCGATCCAGTAATTACTATCAAAAGAATCCCTCAAGTGATGATTTTTCTTCAAGAGCTTCGGGGTGATATTGTTTCAACATATCGCCACTGCCCTTTTCCTCAAGATAAACATACCATTCATCAGAATCCCACATACTTGGGCTAACTCCATTCCAAAGCGGCTTCCAAAGCTGATGTTCTTTATTTAATCGACGATCGTCAACAAACTGTCTACGGATCGTTTCATATTCCCAACTACCTAATTTTAACATATTTTCACGGAAATAGCAAACTAAACTTATACGTTCCATATCCGCAAGCGTTTTGCCTTCTGGCGGAAGAAGCTCAGTATTTCCATGAATGCCGTCATGGTTGTTGATCAGTAGCAGATCGCCTGGACGGATATTAATCGCAACCCTAAACTCAGGCAGCACCAAATATCCACCAGTCCACTCTTGCTCGCCTTTGGCCACTACTGTTAGATTTGAGAACCCTTCGTTCAAATCGCCAGCATCGCGGTGGGCGGCTGTTCTGAAGTTCTTGTTCACGGTTACTGTGGTGAAAGGCGTATCTTCGCCCGAAACTCTAAACCGTGGGTCAAGTTTGTTTGCGGCAGTTTCTTGTACAGCAAATCTGGACGGGAGAAGCTCTTCAAACTTAGTAGATAGCTTTCTCATAAACGGATAGCACATCTCATAGTTGTCTCTGTTGTGCTCAGTATAGGCTGTCGCACGACCGTATGGTATTCTAGGATAACGATCAAAGAACCCAGCAATACCGGAGTTGACCGCATTAGCATAGGTCGTATCTGAAATAAATGTCTTGCGGACTATTGTGGCATCTTTGGCAGCGTCTTCGACAGACATCTGTTTCCACTCGGCAACCTTGTGATCAAAGAACGTAGAATAGTTATATCCGGCATCAGTTACTTTAGTTCGTAGCCAAACCATGCCGCGAGTATCGTCTGCTTCTTTGTTCTTATACTTTTCGATTATACCGTCAACGCCTGAGTCCTCAAATAAGGTTTCTCTTGGGTTCATGTAATAATCGAACACTTCTAAATGGCATGATGTAACCCAATCTCTGCCTTTACTGCCGTCAGTTTCGCCGCCTTGCTTGCCTCTTGTGGCACCGGCAGCCATACCTCGATTTTGAGTCGGCTGGGCTGCTTCTAATAAGCCATCATAAGCGCCTTTCTGTTCTTCGGTCGTGAATACGTTTCTTCTATACTTGAAGATCACATTACCCTCACCGTTCTGCTCACCGAATGCGAGCGGAGCGTAAAAATCCATATCTTCTTCAACTAATATGTCATAATCTTTATCGCTCATATATTCGCCAAGATCCGCTTCGCAATCGAGCCACTCTTTTGCTGTAATTACTTCAACCATTTTATCACCGTCACTCATTATTATCGCTTTCTAAACTTTCCCAAAACTCCGACCTTATTCTCATCGAATATCTCACGCCAATATAATCATCTTCACTATCAACCAAACCTGTCAAACAGGCAAGGAGTAAAATTTGGAGTACTCTTTGAGTATACGTCATTAAATGTATTTTGTCAAGTTATTTTTTCTTAATTTATCTAATTTCTTTTTCTGCTTCTTAGCTTTCTCGGTTCTGAGGCGACCAGCACGTTTGGTGTAAGTCAACCCCTGAAGGTGGTCATATTCATGCTGTATAACTCGAGCAGTAAACCCTTCAAATACGAGCGTGTCAGTTTCACCACTGTGATCGCTGTATCTCATTCTGATTTTAGAAGGACGCTTGACTTTCACGAATAAACCAGGAAAGGAAAGACAACCTTCTTCCTCATCAATTTCTTCCCCTGTACTGTCTACAATCTTTGGGTTGAATACTGAGAAAACATTTTCAGGGTCATCAGGGTGACCGACAACAAAGACATCTAGGGGGATGCCGACTTGCGGAGCAGCCAGACCGACACCACGGTTGGCCAACATTGTCTCTTTCAATTTCTCAAACAATTCTGTTGGGTCCATCTGCGGATTATCAAAATCAAACTTCTCGGTCGGTTCGTTCAGAATCGGGTCATACATACTTACAAGTTCATACTTCATTTTGCTATCCTACTAAATGATTTAACTTTCTCAAACCGTATTTGACTACGGAACTTATCTATCAACACATCGCCTTTGGTGTGGGTAATAATAAACACATTAGCGTCTGATAATTCATTCAACAATTTGGTCAGTTCGTCAGTACCGGTAACATCAAGGGAATTATCAAAAACCTCATCCAATATCAATAAATTCGTATTGGTAGAATTTTTCAGCTTGGCGATTGCGCGCCACGTCAACAATAAAGCAATGTCGATACGTGTCTTTTCGCCTTCAGAGAAACTGGCATATGAAAATTCATCACGGTGTCTGCTTTTAATAATTTCATTAAACTCTTCATCAAGCTCAAAGTTCACAAAGAAGTCTAATGCGGACAAATACTTATTCACCAGCTTGTTCATAATTGGAACGTATTGCTTGATGATCTTGGACTTGATACCGCCGTCTTTAAGCATAGATGAAGCGACTTCATATACTTCTCTACGCTCGACGAGATCCTTCCTCTTAGAATGCAAAACAGCTAGGTCGGCACGCAGATCTTTGAGTTTGGCAACATTATCTTTAGTACTGCCGGTGGCGGCATTTTCCTGTAATTTAGCTTCAAGAATCTTGATATTCTGCGAGTACATATTCATTTCAGTCGAACAATCGCGCAGCTTATTCTGCGTAGTGTGTATTGACGTCTGAACGTTTCTTATTCTCTCCAGCTCATCAGCCAAACCAGTTTGCTCATCTTGTAATTGGTTTATCGCGTTCATGGTGGTTTCGATAACTTCGTGAGTCTGCTTAATCTTTTCGGTCTTAACTTCAAGAGCAATTACTTGTTCACAAGTCGGGCAGCTATCGTTGTGGTCAAAAAATTCAGCCCTCTTAGTGGCATTCTCAGCTTTACCCTTCAGCTTTGTCAGGATAGTATGGATCTTGCCGTATTTGACTTCAGACATTTCTTTACTGGAGATAGAAAGGAGTAAGGCATCAACTTCTTCACTCAACTCCTTGTGGAGCGATTCTGAGGAGCTGTATGATGCTTGATGGTCGGCTATATCCGATTTAATATCATCTACTTGCTTCTTAATGTCAGACTTTAATTTGAGCAGATAGTTCTCTTGGATTTCTATCTTATCGGCAGTAAGGTCAATCGAATATTTAACTTCGGTGAGCGTCTTCTTGTTGATAGAGTTGCGGTCGCGCAGTAGCATATTCATCGTAGAGAATATTTGAATATCAAGTAGATCCTCAATAACAACCCTTCTGTCGCCAGTGCTGAGCTGCATGAACGGCGTGAAAGAGGCGTTGCCAAGTATTACAATCTGCGTGAACGACTTGTAATTCAGCTTTAATATTTGAGCCTCAAGGTTCAACTGATAGTCGCGAACGCTTCCAGGTTGGTCAACCAACCCGCCGTTCTTATATATCTCAAACTTGTTCGGCTTCATCCCCCTAACAACACGATATTCATTAGTGCCGATAGAGAACTTGATTTCAACCTCAAGCCCCTTATCATTAATCGAGTTGATTAGCTGATTCTTTTTAATATTGCGGAATGGCTTGCCGAAAAGCCCGAGCGTCAGGGCGTCGAGTATAGTAGATTTACCCGCTCCATTTTCTCCGGTTATGACTGTGCTTGGTGAACGGTCGAGCTGAATTACAGTCTTGACGTTCCCTGTGGATAAAAAGTTCTTCCACGAGACTTCAGTGAACTTAACGATGACAAAATACCTCTATTCAATAGTCAGAGCTTCATTATATAACGAACGTACCAAATTGTCAAGTTTTTTCTTCGGAATATTGTCAGATAGAGCTTCGACATATTTTGACAGTATTGTCAGCGTGTCTTCGGCTTCATTCACAATATCATCTTCCGATTCTAGATCAAGGTTCATATGATCGTCAACAATCTGGATATTGGTAGGATTTGATTTGTATAGCTTATCAATGTACATGTCAAACCAGAACGGATTATCGCATTTCTGCTTGATCACTTTGATATATGTATCAGCAAAGCCGTCAAAGTCTACATCAAGCAGTTCTTCCATAGTCTTGCCTGTTTCGTTGTAAAACAGTTTATGGAACATTGAATAGGGGTTGCGAACAAACTCTAGCTCGCGAGTTTCTGTGTCGTAAATATGGAATCCTTTCGGGTCTCCATAATCCGCCCACGTCAACTCGTATGGGCAGCCAAGATAATTAATGTTCTTGGTTACTGATTTGTGGTGAAAGTGCCCAGAGCAAACTAAATCGAACTTAGAGAAGTCGGAGATTTTCATCCCGTGCTCATTCATATTACCACGATCCATCAAACAGCCAGCGATCTCAAGGTGACCAAATAGTACCTGAGCTGACGTATCGTTCATAGCTTTAATTGCTTGAGCATAATTTTCATTATTGATCCATGGCATAATTAAAATGTCATGACCGTCAATAGTAATATCAGTCGGCTCGGAATAATAGTTAAAATCCTTCTCGTCAAACAATTCACGCATTGAGTTGACGTCATTGGTGTTCTTAAATGGAACGTCATGATTGCCGACAATAACGTGTAAGTCTAACCCCTTCTCAATACAAGGCTCGATAAACATTTCTTTCATTCTACGCAAGGTCACATAGTTGATATACTTTCTGCGGTCTACAATATCACCAAGGTGGATAACAGTTTCAACGCCGCGCTTCTCAAGCTCAGGGAAAAAGTGTTTATTATAGAAACGGTCAAAATAATCTAAGAACTTTACCGAGTCATTACGAACGCCAAAATGCGTGTCTGTTATCAGTGCAACTTTCATACAGCAGCCCAACCTATTTTTCTACCAACGGATTCTTCAAATAAACTTATTATCTTGTCATAGCTGATCAGCTCAACGCTTTTAAAAGTGCCAAGGAACTCACTCAGGTCTTCCCAGTCAGTCGCTATCATCACAGGTATACCGTATTCGCTTTTGCCGCCATAATATTCTTCTTCACTCAGACCATAAATGTCTATTCGACCGCCAGCATAATGTTCGGTAACTTCATCATATGAAATGGTATCGCCTTTCTTCTTGCCGCTTACAAGAGAATCTTTTTCCAGTACTCTCGTTTTCTTCACAGTAAGACCGCGATCAATGTACCAGCCGGTGTGCCATGGACCCATCATATTCGTACTATAGCTGATCATTACTTTTCCTCTAAGGTTCTGCGGGTCTTGACCTTGCGTCTTTTATTTTCCTCAAAGTCCTCGACAAAACCTTTCATATATTCGTTAGTCCATTCGCTGAACTTAACTTCGTCGTTGAAGTTTTGCTGACTATCGTGAGTCTGAGTATCCGCCGTGATGCCTAGAAGGTTGTTATGCTCAGAATACTTCATCTTAGTGTACAAGTATTTCTTTTCTTTTTGTATTCTACGCAGAAACGCATAGTAAATAATCTGAGTGAAGTACGCAAACGGATTCTTAGACTTTTCGGGATTAAAGTTATCAATATACTGCAGGCTGTTCTCAATACCGTCGCAGATCATTTCATCGCGAAAAGTGTAATTGATGAAGTTTGGCTTGTAAGACAAATGCGTGGCAATCTTCATGATACATTCAGCGACATAATCCGGCACAACCGGTCTCTTCTCGCCAGCTTCTTTGGCTTCTAGTACGGATGTGCGAAATTCACACATAGCCCCAAAGAACTTTTTGTTATCAACATAATATGGTTTTTTCTTCGCATTCTTTGCCATTATTTAATCCTAGTGTATTGATGTATTCGCGCTGTATGCATATTCAATGGTCTCATCATAATCTTCCGGATCAGAACCACCCATGAGAAAAGACTCATCCTCTGATGTTGCTTCTATAATAGTCTCCATACACTTATTATAATATAAAATCAAGTCAATGTCAACCTTTTTTATGGTTATTATATGCTCTTGCCTTATCTCAAATTCATTCTGTTCATCCGGCAACGGAACCCACATCGACGAGACCATCACAGGTGCTTCTCGCATTTGAATTGTGAAGGCAATGGGATTGTTCATTTTGACAACCCAATCATTCTTGCTCACCATCTCGCCGAGGAGAGTTTCACCATTGACAAGTTTCAGCAAGTAAATTTCACTCATGAGACAAAGACTCTGCTAGTTCGCGGAGAGTTTCTGCCAACTCAACAAGGAGGTCAGCGTCCTTCTCATTATCGGTGTTTATTTTAACTTCCAAGTTGATTTCCATTTTCAATTCCTATATTGTATATTTTATAATCAAAATTTTCTTCATTGTACATCGCGACCCTGACTGCGAAATGCTTTAGCGTATGATTCTTCCAAGACTTGTGACAAAGGTCGTCTGATATATCATACAAGGTAGCGACACTCTTGTTCTCACCTTTACGCAGTCCCCGACCTATAGATTGGAGATTACGGATACGAGACTTGCTAGGACTGGCAAAGATAACATTATGAAGGTTTCTAATATTAATCCCAGTTGAAAAAGTCCCATAAGAAGCGATGATAATTGCGTCATTTTCTTTCTCCGTTATTGCTCTAACTTGTTCACGTGTTTCGGCATCAACACCACCAAACACAAAGAATACCTTTCTGCCTTCAGCCGCCGCGTCCTGTATTTGCTTATACAAAACTTCGCCATGCTTCTTAACATATTGGAATAATACAAGTGTATTCCCTTTTCGTGTCAAAGTCAAGTTTTTTATAAATTGATTTCGTTTTTCGTTACCGACCAAGAAGTCCATCTCTTGCGGGTATGTTGACCGAGAGGCTCGCTTCCTTGTTTCGTCAGAATATTTCAAGACCAAACACTTGATACGGAACTCAGCAAGCGTCTTATTGTCTATCAGCTCTTTAGTAGTAATAACCCGCATTACTGGACCAAATAATCCCTCTAAAACTAATTTGTTCGTAACAGACTCATCTAGTGTACCGGTGAACCCGAACCTGTACTTACAATCAACCATTTTTTCCATGATCTTAGTCAAAGAGTTAGCTTTAAACAGGTGAGCTTCATCACCGATGATTAAATCAAACTGATCAAAATATGATTTGGGCTGCTTGTATATGGATTGCCAAGTGCTGATAATTATTTTCGCGTCATCGTTACTTTTCTCTTTACCTGCAGACACTAACCAGGTATAATAGAACTGTAGTGATTCTGAATAGTCTTTAAAGTCTCCATCTAATTGTGTTACCAATGAAGTTGTAGGTACGATGATGAGCGCCTTCTTACATTCCTTTCTCAAGTAATACTTAATCAGGCAGTAAATAATGAACGACTTACCTGATGCTGTAGGTGAAAGGATCAAGGCTCGGTGATTGCGAACTGCGTGAGCAACAGCTCGCAACTGGTAGTCTCTCGGTTTGTACTTGCCGTCACTCAAAAACTTCTCAAGCCCATTGATCGGTATGTCAATTGTATCCTCAAGTCCATCGTGAGCGATTACCTGATAATCTCTATCCGCAGCAAACTTCTTCAGCTTTTCAAGTAGACCGACATATATCTGCATCGTGTTGACGTTGAATAGCCTAATGCGACCGTCCCACATCTTTGCTCTAACTGATGGTATGAATGAAGCTCCAGGAACCTCGAACTCAAAATAGCTAGATAATTCCATAGCCATTCCGCGATCGCATTCAACTTTCAGATATACTTCATTCTTCTTGTAGACATTAATTGTTTCCATAATCAACCTGTTGTGAACTTCGCCCAGTCGATTCCTGACTTAATTTGGAACCCTCGATTATTGATATTCTTGATTATCGCATCTAAGTATGACACCTTTTCTTCCTGCATACCGAGCTTCAAGTTATTCTCAATCATCATATCGTCGGACTCTATATACGCTTCTACTTCATTCTTCAATAGCTTCTTGTAGAATTGGTCACGTCCGAGTTCTTTGAGTTCCGACAAGTCAAGCTCGCCGAGATAATATTCCATTAATTTTTTGCGAATCTTTTTGGTGTCTGCTCTGATTTTGTAGAGAGACATTCGTTCGCCCATATAGATTTTAAGATATTTGTTGTGTATGACAGGAATCTTAGTGCTTTCTCGACCAAGTTCTGTCTCGTCAATCTTACAGTCTTTATCCCACTCTTTAACAATGCTTTCAATATTCAAAAATAATACTCCATAACAAAAATAATAATATACTTACGAAAGTGTCTTGATGTCGTACTTCCTGTAAGTGAATGAAACTGTGGCTTTCAAGTATTCGATGTCTGTCCCTTCAATATCAAACTCGAGAGACGAAAGTGAAGACGGATACATATCGGTGAACGATATCTCGATATTCGGCGTCATGCTGCTAGTCATAATCATAAGGGAGCCGTCCGAATATACATCACCGGCTGAAGAAGTTGTTCTGCCGAGCGCTGCTCGTTGGCCAAAGTTGTCAGGATACCCAAGGGCAATAAGCCATTTATAGATTTCCTGAAAATTCTCCATATCTTCATCGACGCGGAACGTCAAGTTCAGCTTACCAAATTCCAGCTTATCGCCTGGAACAGGCAACTTAACAAAGGGATTATCAACAGCCGACGACTCGCCTAATGAGATATCAGGGATTGTCGCTGATGTACAGAAATAGTTTACATGCGGCAAACGTCTACAAGCAAACCTAAACCCGATGGGAGATAGGAAACTTTTATTATCTGGTTGTGTACTTTGAATTGCCATTTATATATCCTATTAGAAGGCATCCTTGCCAAGTTAAATCCTATGCTCTTTTACTTATTTATTCGCTCTTGCCAGTAGCCTTAGCACTAACATCTTTTACGACACCAGAAACAGTGTCAAGAGTGCCAGCGGTAATCCCTGTCACGTC